CGTTTTATCATATTTTGGAGCATAAGTAGACTCATAGATTTCAAATCCGTAATAGGAATTCGCAATCTTACCTCCATTGGCATCTTGGTATCTTTGTTTGAAAGATAAATCTTCTATCAGAAGGTCAGCCACATGGTCTGGACAAAGCACAAGTACACGCCCCTGCTTAGGAACTAAAAGTTTATCCAAAGCCTTTTTTAGATTAATTAAATCTTTTGCTGTCAGCCTTTTTCTTCCTGTTCCATCATCTTCTCCGGTGGTTTTAAGCACAGGTGTTGTTGCTGTATTATCTGGAGCAATAGAGTAAAGAGCATGTTCGGCTGTTTTATCCTCTAATTCTTCCCGGTGCTGTTGCTGGACATCTCCAAGTTTATCATAAGGAAGAGCATGTAGTTCTTCATCGGTTACGGTAGTGTTCTCTGTATCATACATATTGAGAGCAATGATAACATGTCCATCTTCTCTCTTGTTAGACTGGATAGGATATACCTGGTTATTGATAAGTACCTTTGGAGCCAAGCCTCTTTTAGGAATTTTAATAGTGTTATTGTTTACCCATTGAGGTTTTGGTGTAAGTTCCTGAAGCCAAGTATTATCGTGTCTAAAATTCTTAATTAACTCGCTTTCTGCAAGTTCATTTTTTAATGCTAAGTTTGATGTTGTTTTACCCATTTCATACTATTTTAATCGTTTTTACCATCATTTATTTTCTTCTGTTATTGAAAATAGCCATTGCTTTTGCTTTGTCTTTTTTCATCAACTCTTCAAAGGCTTCTGGAGCTTGTTCTAACCAATCTTCATAAGTCCATTTTTCTTTGTCTTGAACAGACTCAAAAGATGCAGGATTTTCTATTTTTCCACTAAGCGCTTCTATTTTTGGCATTGCATTTAGAGCGGCTTCTGTTGCGTCATAATCAGCTGTAGCCAAATTTTCATAGGTTGCTTTTTGGTCTGCTGTTATTTTCTTATCTGCAATTGCTGCATTTACCAAAGTTTGTACTTTCTGTTTTTGAACCTCTCCTAATTTATTGGTAAGGTCAGCACTTACATCTGCTTTTCTTTTTGTTTCAGCTAAAGCAGTATAAATCTGCTCATCTGTACTGTCTGCTGCTAAACCAAGTGTAGCAATAATTCTGTTTTTGTCCATTTTGTTATGATTAAATTTTGATTGTCCATGAGGAATTTTAGGAGCACCACAGGCTAATAACTGGTCTATAACATCTTCGCTCCACTCTATATCTGCAGTAATGATGTTTTGTATCAACCCCAATTCTTTAGCTTCTCTTGCGGTCATCCAGTAATCATTTTTCCAGAGTTCGTCTATTTCTTCTTCAGTTTTGTTAAAAGCTTTGGCATAGGCCTCTCTGTATATTTTTTCGGTATTTTCAAGAAGCTTTAAATCTGCTTTAATTTCATCTGCTGTACCGTAAGTCTCAATGGAAGGCTTGTGTATCATCAGCTGGGATTCGGGATAAGCAGAAGAGGGGAACTGTGTTAATAAATAAGTTGCTGCACTCGCTGCCAATGCTCCCACAGTAATATTGACACTGTCAAATTTCTTAAGCTCTAAAACCATTCCCTGTGCTTCTATGGTAGAGCCTCCCCCAGAAGAAATGAATACATCGGCTTTTCTGATACCATTCTTAATAGCATGGTCTACAATTGTTCTAATGTCAGAAGCCTCATTACTATATCCCCCGATATAGCCTATAATTTTAATATTGACTGACTGGGTATTATGATTTTCGTATGCCTCTATGATGAATTTTGATTTTCTCACTTCTGTCGTTATTGATTTCTGAGGCAAAATTGGAGTTTCAAAAATCCCTATGAAAAACGGTAAACCAAATTAGTATGAATTTCTTACCAAATTAGTACGGATTTCATACCAATTTGGAATAATGAATTTATTTCTACACGCTTATCTGTCAATTTTGCAGGAAGATTTTAAAGATATGTCAAAGGAAACAGAACAAAAAATAGCGAAAGAACTTTATATCAACCAAAATAAAACTCCCGAAGAAATAGCACACAAGACGGGGGTAACCCTGCGGACTGTCCAGCGGTGGATAAAGGATGGTAATTGGAAAAAACTACGAGATGCTAAAGCTAATGGTTCTCCCCAAAGAATAGAGAGAACACAGCTTGTGGTAGATTCTATGGTAGAAGAACGCTTGGCAATTTTGAAAGAAATCAAAGAATTACAATCTCAAAAAGAGTGGAATAGCCCACCAACAAAACAGGCACAAGCAGAATTAGATACTCAAATTAAGGATTTAAGAAAACAAGCAGCCGCTATTGATGATGCTATTGCTAAATGGAATAAACGAATTGAAAACCTCCATAAAGAAGGGAAAATAACCCTTTCTATGTATATGGAGGTAATGGAACGCATCTTTGAAGCTCTTAGGCTGTCTAATGAGCCTTTGTATATGCAGACTTTGGATTTTCAAGAAAACCATTTAGAAGATGTTGCAGCTAAGTTGGTGTAAAAACATTCTTTAAAACAGCTTTAAACTCCTCAAAAATTCATTTTCTCAATTTTTATGTATCATTATGAAGATTAAAGATAAATTAGCCTTAGAACGCTATAAACAGAAATTAGCTTTTGCCCGTTCGGCAGGGTCTGAATTTGCCTTTGAAACCAAGCAAGAAAGAGCTGATAATATAGAAGCTTGCAAAAAGGATATCAGTAAAATGGTGGAGCGGTATTTTCCCCACTATGCAGATGCCGAATGTGCCGACTTCCAGATAGAATGGGCAAAGAAAGTGGTTAAAAATCCCAATTTCAAAGGCTTTTGTCAGTGGGGACGAGCCTTAGCCAAATCGGTATGGAATGATATTTTTATTCCTTTCTGGTTATGGCTTCGTGGGGAGCCTATTTATTTGGTGATTATTGGCAATTCTGAAGAAAAAGCACAGCAATTATTAGATGACCTTTGAGCTGAATTTGAAGCCAACCCAAGAATCTTGGCAGATTTTGGAGAACAAAAACAACTGGGAACTTGGGAAGAGGGATTTTTCATTACCAAAGGAGGCTTTATTGGTCAAGCTTTGGGTATGGGGCAGTCTGTAAGAGGTTTAAGAGTAAAGAACAAAAGACCTTCGCACATTGTTGCTGATGACTTGGAAGACAAAGACATTAATAAGAACCCAAAGAGACAAAAAGCTGTTGCTGATTGGATAGATAGAGACCTTATTCCTACAATGGATGGGCAATATAAACGATTTATTCAAGCCAACAACCGATTTTCTCCGATAATGATACAAACAATGCTCCAGGAAGCACATCCCAAATGGGTAGTGCATCAAGTGAATGCTTATGACCCTGTAACCTATGAGCCGACTTGGAAAAGTAAATATTCTGATGATTATTTCCGTGAGTTGGTAGAGGGCGATGATGGTATTGGAACTTTGGCGGCGAATGCCGAATATAACAACTCTCCTCATGTAGAAGGGGTGATTTTCAAGGACGAGCAGTTTCAGTGGGTAGAAACACCCCCACGCATAGACCATTATGAAATGATTATAGCTCATTGGGATGTAGCCTATGCGGGGAACTCAACCAGTGACTATAATGCTATTTCGGTAATGGGACTAAAAGGTAGGGATTTTTACCTTATAGATGGTTATTGCAAACAAAGCAAAATGCGTGAAGCCATACAATGGATGTGCAATTATCAAAAGGAGCTTCCTGCCAGTGTACAAATTTTTTGGCAATACGAATCCCAATTTTGGAATGATGAATTAAAACGAATTTTAGAGGAAGTTCAAAAAGAAACAGGCGTATGGCTCAATATTGTTAAAAAAGATTTACCTACTCAAAATAAATATAAGCGTATCCTCACAATGCAACCCTATTTCCAAAATAGCCGAATTTACTTTAACAAGAAAATTCAGTACAAAAACGACATCCAAATAGGACTGGCTCAACTGAAGGGAATAGAACCTAATTACAAGGTGCATGATGACTTTCCCGATGCCATGATTTCCACTATAAAAGACTTGGAAGCCTATGTAGGAGCAGGAGGCAAAACCTTTTCCTACCGAATGGGAAAAATGAAAGGCAAAAATCGCTGGTAACCTTTTTCATAATAAACAGTCGTCTTATCAAAACACTTTAAATTATTAACAATGAAGTATTTAACCCTTGATTATCTCTATACTCATGCTTTTGAAAGAGCAATAAAAGAATCCACAGCCGACTTTGAACAGGCCATAGAGAATTTAGAAACAGAAACCATAAGCCTTGTAAAAACTTACCTGTACCGCTACTATGATGTGGCAAAAATATTTGCAGAACCGCCCGTAAGAAACGGGGTT